CAGTAAGTAAATCTACTGAATAATACGGAACAACTAAGTCTTCTGCTTTAATAAAACGTGATGTTGCGCGTCCTAGCGACGGATCGTAGTAAATTTTCTTAAATGCTGAACCTGAAAGCGGTAAATAAAACAATAATTGATCCATTTCGGGATCAAACTCTTCCATTTTGTACGTAATTTGGTAATTCATGAAGTTTTTAACGCGATTTGCTTTTTCTAACTTCGCGTCGTTACTAACTCCGAGTACTTCTACGTCAACTGGTCCGCCAGCAGGCAATAATTCTTTATAAGCTTGTGATTGAAACTGTGTTACGGCTTCAGAAAGTATTGGATGGTGTACACCTGACGCTCCTTCGAACGGTTCGGAGCGCTCTTCGCCCCTAATTCCTAATAAATCTAATCCTTTACTAAAAGTTGTGTACCAATCGTCTCTTGAATTTAAATCTTCTTCGTAATATTCAATTAATTCACTTGCGATTTCTTGTAGTTGACGTTCGTCTAGTGCTTCGGCGATATTTTCACCAAATTTAACGTCTTGCATTTGGTCGGGGTCAAACCCTATCGTAGCTGATCCGTCCTCCGCTAAAAATACTTGCGTATTTTCTGGATCAAACATATCAGGCTGTTCGATTTCGATATCTAGTTCTTCCTCAGCTCCTGGAATTACGGAAAATGGTGATCTTTCTATAGCCATATATGCAAACTCTACTACTTATTTCACTAATAATAAACCCTTTGCGTTCTAGGGTAATCATACTCGTCTTCATAATCGGTGGTTAAACTTAAAAATCCACCTTCTCTAAACCTTGCTAACGCTAAAGTTGTGGCGTCAACTAAGTCATCGTTTTCACCACCAGGAAAATCAGAAACTTCTTCCATAAGTTCCTCACCCCACCTAGTTTCGGGCACCCAAATTCTACCGTCTTGGAAAATTGGACTAACCGCATTAAGTCTTGCAATCTTATCTTGCCCTTTTCCTGGAGAAAATGTATTTACAGGTATGCCTACTCTGCGTAATTCTTGTACTAACGGAATCCCTGACGCTTTTGATTCAATAATTACCGTATCGGGTTCCCAATAATCATATAAACGTAACGCTTCGTTTTTTAATTCAGGAAAATCGAAACGTTCTTTAATACAATCTAATAAAACTAAATGCGCTTCATCACCGTTGTAGTGTTCTTCGCCTATTTTTCCTTCGGGATAGAACACACCCCACGTTGTTATCGCTGTAAAGTCAGCTCTTTCTGATTTTAAAAACGCTGTATCGTAACTTTGTATTAAATAATCACAAGCTGGCGGCTTATCTTGATCCCAAATCATAAACCAATCTTTCGGTATTATAGAAATACCCTCACCTGTTGGTCTTTGCATGTACTGCGACGCCCATTTCGACGGACTAACAGAGGCTTTTATTGTTTGTAATTCTTCTAACGACCAAAAGTTTTCCCATAATGATTTACCGCTAGGAAGTATTGCAGGAAACTCAATCAACTTCCATTGGTCTGCGCCCTCGTCTTGTGTCATTTTCTTAATTAAGCGCCCCGTTAGGTCTTTTTTCGACCAACGTGTCATTACAATTACTATCGCACCTCCAGGTTGTAACCTTTGTCGGGGTCCCGACATAAACCATTCGTACGCTTCTTCTAATGCTTTATCCGACATAGCATCTTGTTCGGAATGCGGATCGTCAATAATAAACAAATCAGCACCCCTACCTGCTAACGCACCTCCAATACCTGCCGCGTAATACTCTCCGCCTTGGCTTGTTAACCATTTACCCGCCGAACGGCTATCTGCTTTTAACTCTGTTTCAGGAAAAAGTTCTTTATATTCGTCACCATCGATTAAATCCCTAACTTTTCTACCGAAGTTAATCGCAAGATCCGCGGTGTGTGTTGCTTCTATAATTTTCAATTTAGGATTTTTACCTAAAAGATACGCAGGAAATAAATGAGACGCAAATTCTGATTTCGTATGTCTAGGCGGCATATTTATTATTAGCCTTTTTAGCTTGCCTGATGCTATTTCATCAAAAGCCGCCGCCATTTGTTTATGGTGATTTCCATCTATAAAATCTGTCCAAATCGCACGGACAAATTCCATAAAGGTACTTGTTGATTTTTCTTGGAAGTCGCGTTTTTCGAGTTCCTCTAATAAAACAGTAAACTCTTTCGCTTCTGCTTTATTAAGGTGGTCTAAGTTAATCCCCTTTAGGAGCTTTAACTTTTCTCTTTTGTCTTGCGACATATATTATTTTAAAATTTTATTTAAAAAATTTAAACGTGCGGTGACTCGTTCAAGATTGCGCATTTGATCTTGTGTTGCTTCTCCTTGTTGACGCATACTATTTACCATATTAGCGTAAGCCCTCAACTGAGTTTGTTCGTCTTGTAGTTGTTGTAACTTTTTATCTTGTCTTATTTCTTCTCTACTTTTTAGTGGTTTTGGACGAGAACTTTTTAAAGATGGAGGAAGACCTTTTAAAGCTGCAGGAGTGTTCATAATACCTTGTTGCGATTGTTGCATTTTAATCATCGCTTGATCAGTTTCGCTTACGCCCCCCGTATTTCTGCCTCCCCTTAAAGGCAACGGTAATTGTGTAGGCTGTTCAATATTGATTGGTCCACGCGGTCCACGGTTCGTGGGCACTGGTGCTTTCGACATAGGCATTGGGGCACGACCTACTACGTCTCTACCGACTCGGGCACCTGATGACATTATAGGGTTCATAATGTTTGCCATTTGATTAGCGAATCGTGTCTTGGCTCCTGGAATTGGTAATAACGAAGCGACACCTAATCCTACGGCTGTTGAAGCACGTTGACCTTCTGGGGTTTGAAGATATTCTGTTAACGCTTTATTTTCGGATAACTTCCTATCGCTTTCTCTTTGTAAGTTTCCTGAGAAGTTATCTAAAAAAGTTCTAAAGGTACTGCGAGTGTTTTTTGCTTTTTCTTCTTCTAGTGCGTATTCTTCCATCTGACGTTGCGCTATTGGTGAATACATATCCCGTTCATATTCAAAAAGTGTTCTTTCGTCCATTATTTACCTACTTTTTTCATTGCAGTTTTATGCGCTGCCGAAAACGATTTACCCGCTCGCATTAATTTACGCATTTCGGTCATATGTTTTTTCGTATGGTGTACCGAATGTTTTTTAAGAGTTGTTTGTTGTCTTTTCGTTAGCCCTTTTGATTTAGCTGGGGCTTTTTTCTTGGCTTTCATTTTAGGCATAAGTAAAGCAGTTTAATTTATGAATGGTTCTCTTAGCGCGTATCTTATTCTGAAAACCATAGTTTTGTAAACTCTAATCAAGTTCCTCAATTATTTTAACAATGCGATTTAAACCAGCTTTCGGGTTTTGTTTTTGTCTTGCCGCCGCTGCGCGGATCGCGGGCAGATTGGCTTTAAGTAATTCCAACGTGTATTCGCTTACTTCACTAAGGTCAGTGCCACCTTTGCTTTGTGCGAAAAAATCACTAATTAATTCGTCTAAGTTTTGATTAACGCGGGACGTGCCTGCTCCTCTACGTTTACCGAACCGTTCAAAACCTTCCCCCGAACCGCGAGCCATGATTGACGGTAAACCTGCAAGGGCTTCCGTTACTTGTGACGGAACCATGGAAGCTAGTTTTGAAGCACCTGTATTTAATGCTTGGGATAGGATTCCTACAGGAGCCTTGGGTGCGAATAATGAAACTTCTTGTAATCCAGGATCTTGTTCTGCGAGTTTCAATACTCGATCGATTTCGTCTTGTTGTTCGCGCTCAATTTCTGTTAGACGGTTGATCTTCATAAGTAAAGTAGTTATGTGTATAACAAGTTGGTCATAATATAACTCGAAAAAATTTTTTCGCAAAATTTTTTTGCATAGGGACTTTTTCAAAAATACATGCAAAACTGAGGCTGAAACTAGGTGCGGGCGGGTGGGACCCACGCGGCGGCGTAAAAGGGGGGTTACCCCTTTACTTATAGGCTTATATATTATCGTTTAGTAGAGATCGTTTATAGCGTTCTTAGGGTATGTTTAAGGGTAAGGGTTAGGTAGTTAAATAGCGCGCATAAAAAAGGGTAGCCGATAGACTACCCTTTAATAGAGAGGTTAAGTTACTTAACTATTTTAAGTACCTCTAGCTTACCCAGTTTTTTATTCCATTCTTTAGAACCGAATACTTTAGCTGAATAGTGAGCGGTTATTTTACTAGGTGTCTGCTCATACGCCCTATCACCTCTGCCCCAGTACTGGCTATCGCTAGCAGTCTCGGCAAAGTTATTAATATCTGCCATAGTAGCAGTACCGCCTAAGTCAAATACATAGTTAAGGACTAACTGTATTTGCCTAGGTAAGTTATGAAACTCTGCTTGAGCATCTGCGCCTATAGTAACTTTCATATTAAGATTAACTCCGCCACCAGTTGACGTAGGGTTAAAAGGGTTAGCTGATTTAGTGTTTGCTTTCACATCTTTAGTTATAGTTTTCATAATTATTATTAGTTAATTAATGTGGTCTTATGTCTGCGCCACATGACCTATTATATATACTTTGTATACTATGTATACTTATTTATATTAATTAATTTAACTAATTTAACTATATATTTTCCGTCTATTTTCCGTGGCTCGTCGCTCGCGTCGCGTCGCGCTCGAATCGCGGATTCCTGGAATCTGGGAATGGGTAAGGGTGAGTGTAGAGTAGAGTCAAGGATAGAGTAGATTTGATAGAGTATGTAGAGTAGAGTAGAGCGATTCTGGGATTCTAGGATTGAGTAAACTCTCCCTCGATTACGTTTGACTCGTTCGCTCGTTTCTTAATCAGCTCCTCGAGTC